GCATACTTTGATGTAGAGGAGATTGAGGATGTTTGATATAGGTAAATCATACAGCGTAGTCGTATGGGATATGCCTGTTGCTGTGCTTGACATTGAACTGGATGACTACATTCGCAATGAGGATGGCACAGTTAAGCTGTTCAACATACCCAACTATGACTACTCATACATCTGTGATGATGTGGATGTGGATGAACTACAGGAACGTGACAAGGGAGATGACTACGATGTTACTACATGAGTTTTATAGTGACGAAGATTGTAGCCGTGGTATGGGTGCATACCGTAAGGCTACTGTCTTTGCAGAGGCTGATGGTAGCTATACTGTATACATGATGCAGGATGGTGCTATCGTTGAGGAACGTAACATAACTGGACACAGTGAGGTGTATGCCGAAAACTGTGCAGAAAACTGGGTATTAGGAGTGATACAATGATAACATTTAACTTACCAAAGAAGCAGGTCAATGCCGTACTGGTTGCGCTTGACACAGAGATTGACTATATGTTTGAGACAGGTGACAGACCTGATTGGGAAACATTCCCAGAGGTTGCCGCAATGCTGATGGCATACTACACAGTACGTTGTAAATTTGATGAGGACGATTGCAGATGAACAGATTTATTATTGAGCATCATCCCGATGCTATAGCTAAGTCACTGTGTGACCAACACATTGTCAAGATGCCACTGGAAGAAGCACAGATGCTATGCACTAGCCTGTGGCATCATGCACCTGAGTATGCAGAGGCTCGTGGTTTATACAAGCCTGTGCATCAGAAGCATCCTTGCACTTTGTGGGCAATGGAGACACGGGCTAACTTTAGTTATGCCTATGACCTATACTGCTCTATGCTATGTGAGTATCACGAAAGGTATGGCAAGTGGCATGGCGCAGGTAAACATAGCCAAGCTATAGCTGGTGGCATTGACCTGATACCAGACGGTCAGCTTACGCCACACCCACAGTGTTTCAGTGGACACGATGACCTAAAGACGGATGAGAACTGGCCTATCATGGCGTACCGTGCGTTCTACAAGGTAGACAAGATTGCCTTTGCACGGTATAATAAAGGAAGGAGTATGCCAGAATGGATGCAGTAATATTTATATTTGTAGTGTTACCACTACTAACAGTGTTCTTATAAAGGAGATATGATATGGCGAAGATAGAATACCACAACATGACACCCAAGCAACGCATGGCGTATTGGGAGAAAATACGTGAGAAAGATAAAGCTGCTCGTGCAGTCAAGATAAACAAGTTATCTCTTGAACAACGTAAGGCAGTTGTTGAAGTGAATAGACTGCTTGATAGTATACTTGTTACCGCATTATACCCAGACATGGGTGGCATACGGGCTGTGTCTGCGTATGACTTGCAAGAACTGTCTGATGCAAAGGACACACTTGAGTTTCAATTCAATCTGAAAGGAGAATAGATATGCCATTTGATTTCCCTATTGATACATGGTTGCCAGAGAACCTTAACTTTGAGCCAGTGTTTGAACCCACTAAAGTTAAGGACAAGAAGTATGTCATCAATGGTAACACTGGTGATTACATTGGTGTGGTAGGTGACACGTTCAACTGTGCCAGCCACGCTGACTTCTTCAGTGGTGTGCATGACACCATCACAGAGAACCTTGGCGAAGCTGAGTGTGATGGCATGAACATGAAGTTCAAGGTAGCACGACAGAATGCGTGGGCTATGCTTGACATGACACTGCCCAATGTGACTGCTCGTATTGAGACAGACAAGCACAGCACTACCATTGCACAGCGCATCATTGCCTTGCACGGTATTGATGGTAGCTGTTCAAACCAGACATTCTTTGGTGCGATAGATTTCTTCTGCACCAATGGTATGATTCGTGGTGAGCATGACATGGTGCGCCGTAAGAACTCTGCCAACTTCAGCATGGACAGGTTTATCCGTGACCTGCGTGAATCTACGCAGTCATTCTATGCACAGTCAGAACGCTTGCAAGGCTGGGCTAACAAGCCTCTGTTTGTAGGCGATGTCAAAGCTATGCTTGAATCGCTGCTCAAGTCTGACCGTACAGCAGACAAGATGCTTACCCTGTACAACCAAGAGGCATCAGTGCGTGGTCAGAATGTATGGGCATTGTATTCTGCCTTCACCAACTACGCCAGCTATGCTGATGAGCGTAATGGGTTTGGGTTGCGTAACACTGGAAAGGATACCAACGCTGTGTCTATGTTCCAGCGTGAGAACAAGGTGTCTCAGTGGATTGAAAGCAAGCAGTTCAAGGAGTTGATTGCAGCATGAAGTATGTATTAGCAATGGATTATGACAACATGGGCTTTGATGCTGATGGTGCAGGTGACTACTGGTACACTGACACAAACTACATGGATATGGACAGCGAAGAAGAAGCGTTGTCCTATCTTCAAAAGAACATATGCTATGAAGGTGGCAAGAAAGTAAATAACAAAACAATCAAAGAGTATTGTGATGAGTTTGCTGGTATCAGGTTTTATGAAAGGAAGTACTAATGCGTACTGTAAAACATCTTGTGGATAAGTATTACAATTCCAATGATTTCAAGATGTTACGAAGCAGAACTAAGAAGGACTATAAATACTTTCTTAGCATCATGCTAGATGATTTTGGCTCTGTGAAATTTTGTGAACTCACAAGCAAGCAAGCCAAACACGCATACGAAGGCTGGGTTGAGCGAGGCATTAGCCTTGCCAACCACGTCTGTACTGTGTCATCTATTCTGTTTCGTTACGCTATTGACATGGAGTATGCTACGGTCAATCCCTTTGCCAATGTCAGGCGCAAGACACCACCACAACGCAAGGTTGTGTGGACAGAGGATGATGTACGTCAATTCCTTGACACTGCCTATGGTGAGTTTCAATGGCGCAGCATTGGCCTGATTGTCCACATGGCATACGAATGGTGCCAGCGTCTAGGTGATATGCGTCTGCTGACGTGGGACAACATTGACTTGGAAGAACGCAAGCTATATCTTGAGCAGTCTAAGCGTAGGGCAGAGGTAACATTGCCTATTGAAGATGACCTGCTTGAGATGCTGACACAACAGGAGCAGGACTTCGGCTTTCAACAGTACGTTGTTCCGCGCACAACGCCTGTACAGGGCGAGTACCAGCCATACAGCATGGAACGTCTATCCAAAGCTGGAAGGGCTGTCATGCGTGAAGCTGGGCTGTCTGAGGAACTACGCCTGATGGACTTGCGGCGCACTGGCACAACACAAATGGTAGAGGCAGGTGTGCCTATGGGACAAATCATGTCGGTTACAGGACACAGTAATCCACAGTCGGTAAAACCGTACATGAAAAATACATACGCCAGTGCAAATAGTGCCTTGACAGCACGTAAAGCACGTGGTAAAAGCACTTAACTGCCGCAACGAAAGTGAGTATATAATGAATAATATATATAACATTATAAGTGATATAGATGTACCCAATGGACAGACTAAACGTATGAACTGTCCTAATTGTGGTGGGTATAAGACCTTCACTATTACTAACAACATGGGTAGCCTTGTGTGGAATTGCTACAAGGCATCCTGTAATGTGAGTGGCGGGAACCGTGTGCATCTTACAGTGGATGACATACGGTCTGGCATAGGTAATGTAGCTGAGTTTGCAGACGAGACATTTGATATGCCATCCTACATCATACCTCACAGAAAGAAGCGTACTGTGCTTGCCTTCTGTTACAGGTACAGACTAGACCCAGATGAGTTGGGTGTGATGTATGATGTGAAGGATGACAGAGTTGTATTTCCTGTAGTGCATGACGGTGTGACCGTTGATGCTACAGGCCGTGCCATTGGTAAGCGATTACCTAAATGGAAACGATATGGAAAAAGTGGCTTGCCATACACACATGGTTGTGGTAAAGTCGCAGTTGTTGTTGAGGACTGTGTGAGTGCAGCCGTGGTTGGTGGCAAATCCTTTGTCGGGGTTGCGATACTTGGTACATCTCTACAAGAGTCGCATAAAGGGTATCTCGCACAGTTCTCAACAGCCGTAATTGCATTAGACCCCGATGCACTACCCAAGACTTTGCAGATGGCAAAGGAACTACGTGGTCACGTAAACGATGTTCGTGTACTACGTTTGAACGATGATTTGAAATATCGTAACCCGACAGATATGGAGAACTTATATGGAATTATCAATCATTAGAAGCCTAATGGATAAGTCATTCTATGATGACCATCGTGGTAGCAAATGCCCACCACGTTTGTTCAGCAAGGATGCACGTAAGATTAAAGAGGCTATCGACACAGCTATGGATAGGTATGAGCGTACTGTCACACCCGATGAGGTTGAGGCATTGTTCATGGCTAACAATCCTACGCTGACTACAGCACAGAAGCAGGGCTATGTCTCTATGTTCTCTTCTATCAAGCGTGAGCAGCCAATGGGTAGTGACATAGCACAAGAGGTGCTGTCCAAGCTATTCCAACAGGTTGTTGGCGAAGATGTTGCTAACATAGGCTTCGACATGGTGAATGGTGACAGTGCCACACTTGAGAAGCTACGCAACTTGCTTGAGCGTTATGGTGATGACTTCATTCCCAACCTCAACATTGAATGGGATGACATCAGCATTGAGACACTCATGGCTAAAGCTGAACTGGAAGCCAAATGGACATTCAATATACCCAGCGTAACACGTAAGGTAGAGGGCGTTTCAGGTGGGCAGTTGATTGAGGTAGGCGCACGGCCTAACACTGGTAAGACATCCTTCCACGCCAGCTTGATTGCTGCACCGGGTGGCTTTGCACATCAGGGTGCCAAGTGCATCATCTTGTGTAACGAGGAACCTACTCACCGTGTCGGTGCTAGATACTTGACTGCTGCAGCAGGTATGACTGCTCGTGAAGTACGTGATAACATGGGCAAGGCCAAGTCACTGTATGAACCTGTAATGAATAACATCAGGATTAAAGATGCAGGTGGTCGTGACATGGCGTGGGTTGAATCAGTCTGCAAGGCTAACAACCCTGACATCCTTGTGCTTGACATGGGTGACAAGTTCGGTGTGGCAGGTAACTATGCCAGACCTGACGAAGCACTCAAGGCTTGTGCTATCTATGCACGGCAGATTGCCAAGACATACGACTGTGCTGTATTCTATATGTCACAGTTATCTGCAGAGGCAGAGGGTAGGTCACAGCTTAATCAGTCTATGATGGAAGGCTCACGTACAGGTAAGGCTGCTGAAGCTGACTTGATGATACTGATTGGCAAGTCACCTAGCGTGGAAGGCCAAGAGGAAGATAGCCCACTACGTCACATCAACATCGTGAAGAACAAGCTGAATGGCTGGCACGGTATGGTGAACGTAGAACTTAACTACCAGACTGCGAGGTACGAAGGATGAAGCTAACACTTGACGTAGAGAACACTGTCACCAAGCGTGATGGTAAGATGCACCTTGACCCCTTTGAACCAGAGAATACACTGGTGATGGTGGGTGTGCTTACTGACCAAGGGCAGGAAGACCTGATTACCTTTGACCACAGTGAGCGTGAGCATACATACCACGGACACAACCTGCTTCAGAAGTGGCTTGACCAAGCTACTGTACTCATCTGCCACAACGCAGCGCATGACCTACTGTGGATATGGGAGTCAGGCTTCAAGTATGATGGGCCTGTGTTTGACACGATGCTTGCAGAGTATGTGCTACAGCGCGGTGTCAAGGAGCCGTTGTCACTTGAGGCTTGTGCAGAACGCTACGAGTTGGACACTAAGAAGCAGGACACACTGAAGGAATACTTCAAGCAAGGCTATAGCACTCGTGACATACCACATGATGAGTTGTCTGAGTATCTGTCTGCTGACCTTCACGCCACACAGCAATTGTCTGACAAGCTGATGTATCGTTTGAATACACCAGCAGACAGTGGCTTGCGTGGCACGGTAGACCTGACCAATCAGGTAGCTGTGTGCCTAGCACGTATCT